GAGTCATTTCCCTTCAGCAGCTTGTTTGCGTCGCCTTTCCACCAGGCTGGGACTGGTGTGCGAACGAGCCAGCTTAGGTTTCTTAGCCGCCTTCGGGGGAACGTCTACCCGGCAGTTGGGATAACGGTTCTGGGCAAACTGAATCGCCTGCTGGAGCGACTCGGCCCGAATCAAATCCCGCATGGCGCCTTGCCCGCCAATCCAAATCATCAGCTCGAACAGCTCAGACTTTTCTGCGCTGGTGCGAGACCGCCCTTCCCCGAGACGCTGCGAACGCTCGAAGTCTTCCTTCCACTGCAAAACCGCGTTGTTCATTGTCTTAGTAAGCGGGTTCGTCGATGCTGTGCACAGCCACCGGGCTGTTGGTGCAATCTGCCGCAGCGCGTGCTGCAACTACTGCCCTTTCGTAACTAGGCCAACTGGAGGCATCCTCCTTGACCCTTGTCACAGCAATGCCTTTTCCTGGTCCATAAACGGCAGTGACCCAGCGGTCACCAGCCATCACGACGTAGCGCGTCATGTGAAGTAAATTTTTACTGTGTAAGCTTAGTGATTATACCGAGATCAAACCAGACTATGAACCAATGCAACTAAGTCTTATGCGTCTTTACCTGACTCCCCTTTTTCTTGCCTGGAGCGCTGTCTTCCCTCTACCCGCCTTTGGACCGACTCTTTCCAAGCCTCCTCATCAGCAGCCTTGGCAGCCTCGTATTCTTGCGGCTGGATCTGCGAAAGCGCCGAGTACACAAACTCGCGCAGCATCCCAGTCACTCGTACACCTCTTTCTTCGGCCAGCTTTTCGGCCAACTTGTACCGGTTGGTATCCAAAAGCAGCTGGCAATAAATTTTCGACCCGTGCTTCAGGGGCATCGCTGGCTCTCTAGTCTCCTACATAATAGCATACTGAGACACAGTAGACCTACCAGCGCACATCCCGGTCCACACCTTTCCGCCAGGCATTGGCCTGAGCCACCCTCGCCCCACCCCTCTGCTTGGAGCACCCTTTTCGGATGCCCCGCGCCCACTCCAAAAACGCAGCAGCCCGCTGCAAATCCGCCGTCTTGGCCAGCCGAATCTCCCGATACAACCACTCCAGCATCATCTCCCTGCCGGTGCGACTCATAAGACTTGATTTTCGACTAGATCAATCACAGGCTTAATCGCCAGGATCCGGTGATCGGGATAGACCCGCCGGGTATACATCTGAGCGGTGTAGACATCTGGGGCTTCCATGTAGATGGTCTCGGTCGCCCCATGCTTCGGGTAGAGCGTCACTCGATATTGGTTGAGCTTGATTGGATTATTTGGCGTCGAGCCAACTGCTTCCGACATGAGCTTCTGCCAGCGCTGGGACATCTCCTAGCCACTCTGCCTCGGCCTTTTCCATAGTGGTTTGAAGAATTTCAGCCCATTTTTCGGCTACGTCTTCACGAGCGACGAGGATGATTTCGTCGTGCACGACCCCGGACAACCGAACTTCATCCTCACCGGCATGGAGCAGTAACGGCCAGAGCATTCCCAACGTCCGCTTGAGAACCGCCGCGCCAGCAGCCTGTATCGGCGTGTTACAGCGCGTGGTGAGTTTGTTGTGGTCGCCAGGAAGAAACCGCCGGAGGTTTGAAACACGGACCCGGACCTGACCAATTCCCTTAGTCGTGTCAGCCGCATAAGCAGCTCGACGCTGCCATGCGTTGATGCCCGCATAAGCAGCGTGGAATTTTTCGCGGACCTCCCGTGCTTCATCCAGATCCATTTCGATACCCATCCCAGCGGCGTACTGCCGCAGACCCTTTGCGCCCGATCCATATAAGAGTCCAAAGTTGGCCGACTTGGCGATCTGACGCTGCTCCTTGGTGACAGCCTCCTCGGGCACGTCGTAGATCTCCATCGCAGTCAGCGTATGCAGGTCGAGCCCCTCTTGGAAGGCTCCAATCATTAGTTCATCCTGTGCTTCTGCCGCCGCCAACCGCAGCTCCATTTGCGCGAAGTCAGCCACCACCATCTTCCAACCAGCTGGAGCCTGAACACAGATCCTGAACCGTGGATCCCTGGGCACCTGCTGCAAATTCGGGTTGCGGCAACTCATCCGAAAAGTGTCTGCCCCGGCCTGCATATAGCTGGCACGGATGTAGCCATCAGGCTCCAGGTGACTAATCAACGTCTCCACCATCTGGCGCCGCTTCTCAACCTTCTTCCACTTCAAGTACGTGCGAATAACCGAGTGCTCGGCCACGTACTGCTGCATGGTGACCCGATCCACACTCGGCTTCTGAGTCTTCTCACTGACTGGAACTTGCCCCAAGATCACCGTGAATTTCTGCCGCAGCTGCGCCGGCGAGTTGATGTTGAACCCGGCCAGTTTCTTGGTGCCCAACCGCACGTGACCCTCAGCTTTCGCCCGAAGATTCAGCGACCCATCAGGATCACGCGGCAACTTGTGCTCCTCGGGCAGCGCCTCATCTAATTCTTGGATGAACCGCTCACCCAGCTCGACCTGCTCTTTGCCGAGATCCTCCTGCAGCTGAAGCAGCAACTCTTTGTCAAACGGCAGGCCATTCCGCCAGAGCGAAGCCATCGCAGGCAGCGCCAAACACTCCAGCAGCCAAGCCTTGTGCAGACCGCCGGTGGCCATCATCTGCTGGATCGGGTTGTAGAGGCGCATCAATACGCGCACATCATTGGCGCCGTACTCCAGCTGCGACATGGTCAGTTCCGCCGACCAATCGCTGCGCTGCTCTTCCTTACTCAGATCTTCCTTGAGATACCGCTTCACCACTGACTGGAGCGTGTGCGGACTCTTCGGCAGGATCATGCCATTGGTCAAAACCCGGCTGGCAAGCATGGTGCAGAACACCTTCCCGACGGGGTAAATGTTGTGCGCCTGCAGCCAACCCAGGTCAAACACCGCGTTGTGGGCCACCCATTTCCGCGCCTCAGAAAAGAACTGGCGCAGCTTGTCCCACCCTGCGTCGTCTAAGTCCCAGCAGTCGATCACCACCGGCAACCGATTGTGGGTAGCCAGCTGGAGCAGTCGCATTTTGCCCTCAGCTGGCTGGAGCTGAGTGGTCTCGCAGTCAAACGCGACGACCTCCGCATCCTGCAGGGTGTCTAGGTGCTGCAGGCCAAGTAAGAAGTTCACGCCAAGTTAGGCAACCGAACCCTTACTCTAACACACTAATAGACTCCCGTGCCGGGCAGCCCTCGGCATAAACGGACCCAGCCTCCGGGATTCCAAGCAAGCACCTGTTCTCCCAGTGCACGCAATTCCGGCAGCTGGCACCGCCGTCCAGCCTGGCGTACTTCCGCATCATCACCTCGCGCTTCATCTCCACCCGCCCCGCTGGAGTTTTGTTGTAACACTTGCAGCAATAGATCGGGTTGCGCGTGTTCTTGCCGCAGCTGTAGCAAAGCCGCTCATTGATATTGAGTGAAACTTGGGTCATGAGAAATGAACATCAGATGCATTTTTTGTTAGTCGAAGTCCCCAGTGCGGAGCGTGCTGAACCGCAAACTTAGGAACAATCGACTCAAGTGAAAAGAAAAACTGTTCGCAAGCAAGGCACTTGCGTTTCCGTAACTTTTGTCTGTCTGTGTTGTTGCGCGTCAACACAACACGGGTGCGCTTACTCTCAGCGCCACAGTGAGGACAGTTCATTCGAGCCAGCTCCAGGCTTTTCCGTTGCAGATACGCCAGGCGTGCTTCTCATCAACATCAAACTCGAAAGCCAGTTGCCTGTAAGACCAACCGTCTTTCTGCAGCTGGCGCATCTTGCGAACCAGCTCTGGCGTTAGAAGTGCAGCGATGTTTTCCTCGCCGCGTTTGAACTTGACTCCTTCAGGCATTTGCTGGGTCATTTGAGTGAACTACTTTTCGAGGTAAGCCTCCGTAGCCATCCGGTTAATCAGGCGATTCAAGTACCACTGGGCTTTTCGAGCGTCCTCGTAAGGATCGTTCTTCAGCCACATACGACTCAGATACTTGATAACCTGCCATTGGAGGCCCCCAAGCACTGGATCGGGCGCGGCCTTCACCCAATCTTCCAAAACCTCAATCACCTCCGTCTTCCCAGCTGTGTAGTGGGCGGGGTGATTAACGGAATCCACGGTGGTTAGTTTGAACTCGTTCATCATCCTTTAGAGGCTTGAACTGACAGATCGCCTTGGTAGCGCCCGGTCACTGAGTAGTCCTTGTTAGGCAGGAGTGACATCTTGTGGAACACAATCTGTCCGATCCGCATACCTGGCCACAGCGGAAGCGCGTGAAGCATTCGAGCATTGACGAGTTCGAGCGTCAGACGGCCCGCATAGCCAGGGTCGATGTACCCGGCCATAAGGTGTTCGATCCCTTCTCGCGCCCGACTGGACTTAAGCGCGAGCTGCCCCGCAACACTCACCGGGACCTTGAACTG